GACAAACTTGTTTCCAAGTTTATCACTCCTGACGACCAGTCGCCAAATCAGCGGATGGCCCGGAAGGGCTCACTCACTGGCAACTTGGCGACACTTGACCTCTCAGAGGCAAGTGATCGTGTCGCGGCTGAGTTGGTTTGGGAAATGGCGGCGAAGGGTCCTGCAGGCTTGCAGGATATCCTCTTTGCTACCAGATCTCGCCACGCTCAGGTACCTGGTCATGGTGTAATCCACCTTTCCAAGTACGCGTCTATGGGGTCTGCCCTTTGCTTCCCCGTGCAACAGATGGTATTTCTTGCCATCATATTTGTCGGGATCCAGAAGCAGATGGGCCGCCAGCTCCGGAGGGCTGATATCAAACAGTTCTCCGGATCGGTGCGTGTCTTTGGGGACGATATAATCGTTCCCGCAGACTATGCCGTGAGTGTCATGCAGGCACTAGAGACCTATGGTCTCAAAGTGAATCCCAACAAGTCTTTCTGGACTGGCAAGTTCAGGGAGTCTTGTGGGAAGGAGTACTTCCGTGGGTACGACGTCTCCGTCGTAAAGCTCACGGCTCCGCTACCTGCTGACAAGCAGAACGCACAGGAGGTTGTTTCTGCTGTTGCTTTCAGAAACCAGCTAGACTACGCTGGTTACGTGAGCACCGTCGAATCAATCGACGCACTCATGTTGAAGGTCCTTCACGGACACTTCCCATGGGTGAAAGAAACGTCTCCTGTTCTGGGCCGGATCGATCACCACGGTGGCTTTTATGAAGTCAACCGTGTCGATCCGAACACGTACGTACCCCTTGTAAGAGGGTTCATCGTGCGTAACCAGCTTCCCAAGAATCCTCTTGATGAAGATGGTGCCCTGCTCAAGCACTTCCTTAAGAGAGGCGATTTGCCAATCGCCGATCGGAAGCACCTTGAGCGTTCTGGACGCCCCCGAGTCGTCGGCATCAAACTCGGAGAAGGACCGGCCTTTTAATAGGCCGGTGGGCATAATGCCCGGTGGAGGCTTGCGCCTTCGGAACAAGCGCTAAAAGCGTAGTTCCGGGAGGTGCACAAAGTCTAGGATAATCTCCTATTCTCTGGCAGTGCAC